CTACCTGGGCTTCAAAGTCAACGATCCTGTGACCCTTGCCTATCCGGCTGGCGCCACCACCACCAACGCGATCGCTGCGGGTAATTACTTCGTCAAGACCTACAACGCCTCCACTGGCGTCATGACGGTTAGTTCCACCGCTGGCGGTGCGGCCGTTACTGCAACCGCACAACCCTCGGGTTTTGGCGCCAACTTCGCCAGCATCACCTACACCGCACCTGCTGCTGTGGGCAACGTGCGCGAGTGGAGCTTCGAAATCACCCGTTCTGAGATCGACGTTACCGCAATCGGTCAAGAAGCCGGTCAGTATGCCCCTTTCCGCACTTACATCACCGGCTTCGCCGATGGTTCTGGCTCTGCCACGGTGTACACCACCGATGACGACACCAACCTGGCCAGCCGCATGATTGAGGACGTGATTCAGGCCACCCAAGCCGGCGCCACGATGAAGCTGTACATCGACCGCGTGATCGTCAGCGGCAGTGTGAACGAGACCACCAGCCGTTCCATCACCGTACCGGTGATTCTGACTTCGGCCAGTCTGACGGTGAACCCTGACGACGGCCAAAGCGTGGAAATCGCCTTCCGCCCCAGTTCTGCCCCCACCTTCGACCTCAGCAAGTCCTGATAGTCTGCTGGAGCAGAGAACGCACAAACCCCGGCCTCACCGCCGGGGTTTTTTATTTCTACTCCGCTACACTAATCCGTGACCTAATCGGATAGCCAATGGCTGCCTCCAATCCAACCAGCCCCCTGGATCGCCTCCGCAAGGCTGCGAATCTGCAGCCCAGCAAGAAGGAAGTAGAGCTGAGCGACGGTTCAATTTTTGAGATGTGGGTGACACCGCTGACGATGGCCGAGCGTGAACGCGCCCAAAAACAAGCCAAATCCGACGACGCCACCGCCTTTGCACTGCAGTTGCTGATCAGCAAAGCCTGCGACGATACCGGTGCCCGCATGTTCAAGGCCGCCGAGATCGACATCCTGAAAAACGAAGTCAAGGACAAGGATCTCCAGTCGTTGATGCTGGCAATCCTGACCGATGATTCGGAGGAGCTGGACACCAAAAGCCCTTGAGGACCAACTCCGCAAGGACGGCTACCTGATGCTCCAGTTCTTCGTCGCCAAAGAACTGGGACTTACCCTCAACGAACTCCGGGCCCGCATGACGGACACGGAAATCCTCGGCTGGAACGCCTACTTCAATATCCAGGCGGACGAGGAGAAAAAAGCCTACGAGAAAGCCAAACGCAGCCGCCGCTAACCCCGGCGGCTTTCCCCCTTAAACTGAAGTACCACAAAGTCGTCGATAGCCGTGGCCTACAGGGCAGACATCCAAATCGGCGTAACAGGCATAGGCCAAATTGAGACGCTCAATAAATCACTTAGACAGGTAAGTAATTATGTAGATATGCTCAATGCCAAGCAAATAAAAGCCGGTTTTAACATCCAAAATATAAATACCTACAACGCTCAACTAGAAAAAGCCTGGCAAAATATTAACAAAGCTGCAATGGGCTCCAAAGAGGAGTTCAAGGCAGTTCAGGATTTAGTTACAGCTAAAAATAATCAGATTGCTGCTCAAGAGCGACTAAACAGACTACTTATTCAAGAAGAAGCTACTCAACGAAAAATTGTTGCTACGGCCGATGCAGGTTTTGGTGTTCAAGGTCCAAAACCAGCAAAAGGCGGTTTAGGGTTTAATCCAAAAGCCACTGCCGAAAATCTTGCACTCGGTGTCGGCTTCCCCATGTTGTTCGGAGGTGGCGCCGGTCAAGTAGCCGGCGGCCTTGCTGGCTCATTTTTTGGCCAAGGTTTCGGCGGACAAATCCTTGGATCGGTCATTGGCCAACAACTAGAAGATGCTCAGCGCCGCATCGCCGAGATTGGTGTAGCCACCAAAGATCTCAACATGGACGCATTGCGCGATAGCGCAATCACTGTCAATGCTGAACTTACAAACCAAGTCCGCCTCCTCCAAGAAGCCGGCAACGCCGAAGCAGCCCGCGCTGCCATTGCCGATCAGGTCACTCTCCAGACCGGTCTTCTTCCCGGAGCTGTACAGGATATAACCAATAACGTCGGATTACTCGGCAACACATGGAATGAATTTGTAGGCGCTGTGTCTGGAACACTGTCCATTATTGGCGTGCCGTTTGTTACAGCTTTAACGCTAATTTTGCAGGGACTAGCAAAAGTTCTTCAGCTTGTTAATTTTATTGCTACAGCACTAGGAGGTTGGCTAAAAAGTGGCATTGAATTTGTTGCAAAGTTCGTAGGTTTAGGTGGGTTACTTGACGGATTAAAATCCAAAACCACAGCCATAAGCGAAGAAGAGCAAAAGCGTATAGCCGCGCTGCAACAACTTACAGATAAGCAGGTTATTGAAATCCAAAACAATAAAAAACTCCTGGACCTGGAGACACAGCGCACTCTGGGCCGCAGCATTGCTGAAAAAGAAATCAACCTGCAGGTCGACAAACAAATCGCCTCTGAAAAAATACGTGCCGAATACGCCGAAAAAGCCAAGCAAATACGACTTGAACACGGTAAAGTTACAACAGAAGCGGGCCAGCGCGATCTGGAACTTGCGCTCCAGGCAAACTCCGCACTAGAAAAACAAGCACTCGCGCAGCAAAAAATTAAAGATCTTCTTGCAGAACAAGCATTACAGATAGAAGCTAATACCGCAAAATATAATGAAGCAGTTGCTGCTGTAGATAGACAAGTCGCATCTTTAGATCGAGGTGCTCAAGTAGCACAATCTCGATACAACGTTGAAGCTGCTCAAAATGATTTGTATGGAGCACAACTGCAACGTCAATATGAATTAGCTACCACAGCAGAACAACGTTTTGAAATAGCAAAGAGAATGTTTGAGCAGGAAGTTAATGCTGCTCGAATAGAGTACGAACAAGCTCTACTTAATAATGATTTACTGGTTAAGAAAACTGAGTTAGAGGCGAAAGTTGTAGAAATTAAATATCAACAACTAGAAGCTGAAAAACTAATAGCCATTGCTCAAGCAGAAGCACGCGGAAATACCGAAGCTCAAGTACAGAAAATTTCGGATAGTTACGATAAAGCTCTTGGAGCGCAAAAAGATCTTGTTACAGCAGCACATGAACAATTTAACGCCACTAAAGAAATAGCAGCAAACCAAAACGCCGTTGCCGATGCTGTATACAAGACAAAAGTTGTACAAGCGGAAGGTCAACTTGCACAACGTCTAACCAGCAAGGAGATTGGACTATCTAAGGAGGAAGCAGACAAACTTGCAGGCAGCCTTGGTACCGGTGCTTATAATGCAAACCAACTTGCTGGTGCAATGGGTAATGTTGCTCAACAAGCTCGAAACGCATACATAGAAATTAGCCGTGTACAAAATGTAAATCCTTTACTGGCAACACCACAATCTGGGTATGAAGCCTCATATCAGTATGCTGATGGTTCTACGGGTTATGCAAATATTCAAGCGCATTATGCTGATGGCGGTTTTGTTACAGGCCCCACGAGGGCGATGGTTGGCGAGGGCGGCGAGCCCGAGTACGTCATCCCCGCCAGTAAGATGAGCGAAGCCATGCAACGCTATGCAGCTGGCCAAAGAGGCTCTAGTGTAATCCCGACTAGCGTCAACCCACAAGTCAACGTCACCACTGGCCCGGTGATGAACATGAACGGCACCAATTACGTCTCGCAATCTGACTTCCTGAATGGGATGCAAACCGCCAGCCGCCGTGGCGCCGAAATGGCCATGCAAATGCTCCAAGCCAATAACAACACCCGTCGCATGGTGGGTATCGCCTAATGGCTGTCCGTGGTGTAGTTACAACGCTGGAGTTCTACCCAGAGGACTGGGAGGCGGGAGATACTTCGTTGTATAGATTTCAGAACCATTTCGAAGGTACTAGAACTTTTAACGGTGAAGTCTATACACATAACTTTTTCCAGGTTTCAGGTCTTGTAAAAATGCGGGACACGTCTGGGCTAGGAGCACAAATCAACTTCGCGGCAACAGCGGCAAATGTAGATTTAGTCGAAGCTGCAATATTAGGCAGATATTTTTGCGCCATAACAGTTTGGCGATGGAGCAGCACGGAAGGATTAGATAATCCTAGTTCATTCAATGTGTTTGCTGGTCAGGGCGGCGCTTGCGATACAGCAGATAATGACTCTACAACCGTGAATTTAATAATAAAAGATTACGCGCAGACAACTCGGCCTGATTTTCCATGGCGCAAAATACCGTGGACAATTACTGGTCCTCTTTCGTTTAGAAGATAGCCATGCCTGATTTATTTACAGCTGAAAATGTTACAACCGATGCTGGCACTTGGGAGCCCCAATATTCTTATGGCTATGGAATGCGCTGGGTTTCCGGCTGGACCCTTAAGCCCAGTGATGCGTCTTCATCAACAAGTCAACAGCCAGGCACCTCATCTAATACTGATCAAAAGCGGATTGACGAAACCGCATCACTGCAGCGCATCCCTTTTGAGGAATTAGATAAAGCGCAAACATACGCCAATGCTGGTGATACAATGCCAATTTTGTTTGGCAAGCGAGTTGATAATTTGGGTGGCGTGTGGGTCAGCCCTCCATTGCTGGATAGCTCCTCAGATGATTTTGAGCAAACTTTTGTTTACTTACTTAGTCATGGACAGCTAACTGTTCCTGGTGGTACAGGGTCTTATTTCATTGGTTCTACAGCCGCTAATGATACAACCATTGCCGGCACTTTATTAATTAGTGGCGCTTATTCTAACGACTCAAGTGTTTGCCCTATATCTAGCTATAACGTCACTTGCGATCACACTAATTTTAATTTTCTAGCTGATGCGCTTGGTAATACGGTTGGCGATGCAACGCAGGTTCGTACGGTCGATAAGTATGCAACAGGCGTCACCATTCGCGTCAAGCCGTTGTATCCCGATGGCGTATCTTCGCCAACCCTACTTGAGCGTTACACACTAACGATAACAAGGGTCAACAACTCAACCGCTGCTTTAACAACAGTTGGGACCATCACAACTAGCGCAACTGGTGGTATTAACTCAATTTCCGACACGATGGCAGCCGGAAACT